GATTAAAGGTTATACCGGCGACACTATTACCTATAGACTGCGGTCTGGTTGCCGAAAAGGAGATATTTTCTCCGTATGTGGCTACAAGAACGCCGTTTCCGTCATATACGTACATTCCCGTTGACGCGAGAAGCACTTTATAGTTCGGTGCATACTGCGCATCCGTTGCCTGGCCCATACCATTAGGGAGCACCCACAAGCCTCTTGATGTTACCGCCAAATGAGACATAATGAATGTTTCCATTGCCTCATTAACCGTCAGCTCATAGTATGTACTTAATGCCGATGCCTGAGGGTCAACTACTGGCGTATAGTCCCCGGTTGCTGAGTCGTAGGTAAAGTATACCTTCCCTTCCTGTATGGAAGAGTCTGAAGTCAGGGTAAATGATCCATGCTCTGAAGCCCATGTAAGTACGCCTATGACGTCCTGTACTACTCCCAACTGATCCAATGCGGCGTTTGCATACTTATTTGCATCAGCTGCCTCTGCTGCAGCTGTAGCCGCAGAACCAGCGGCGGCACTTGCAGAAGCTGCTGCGTCGCTTGCTGAAGACTGAGCCGCACTCGCAGCGGTATATGCGTCGTCTGCATGATCCCATGCGTCCTGAGCGGCACCCGCGGCTGCGTCTGCACTTGATTGTGCAGCGTCAGCACTATTCTGGGCATTCTGAGCGGCATCGTTGGCATTTTCAGCAGAATCGATTGCCGCTGCTGCAGCTGCAGCAGCTTCGGTTGCTGCATCAGTTGCATCTGCCGCTTGCAATTTTGCTTGTGCAGCAGCAGTTGCGGCTTGCATTGCAGTCGCAGCAGCCGATGTCGCCCTTTCAACAGCAGCCTGCATATCTCCTGATCCTAATCCTGCGGAGCTTGATGACGCATATAACCCAAGTGCCTCAGATAAAGTGACCGGTAAGTTTCCCAGCTCCATAGAATTAAAAGAACCTTTTAGAACATCCCACTCGGTTCTGACTATTTTAAATGATGCAGATATTTCGTATGCGGGGAATATCAAACTGACTGTATCGCATAGGCTGCATTTAAGTAGTTTATCTAGTTCTTCAAGCTCGCCAGTCTCTGCCAGTCTTACAAAGTTCACTTTGATTGATCGAGCAGGCAAATTAACATTGTTTCTGCGCATATAAGAAAGCGCCTCATTTCGAAGCGCTTCAACGGATGGTTTGCTATCAAATCTTTCTGTCAAATCGACTGCTGCATAAATGTTACGACCATTATAACCTTCTTCACAGAGTGTTGCAGTCGCTGTCACGCACTCGTCTTCTGATCCTATCCAATATGCTATGCAGGATGTAAAAGTGCTTTGGAAGTCCACTGCATCTTGATAATCCAAAAGATTGACACCATATCTTATGGCAAATTCTCTTATTTGGCCTCTGGCAGAGTGTAATATAACTGTCCATTTATCCCACTCGAACTCACCACCATAAGTATCCAATATGGATCCTCTTATTCCACCGAGCATTTGCCTTACGCTTCTGGGTATCCCGTCAGCAGCAGACATCTTAGCATTTGATATTATATCTGTCTCATAATTGAATGGATTTTCAGGTGTGGCATTCTTTAAAAGTCTAAAAGCTGCATCTATGGAGTCTACATTCGATCCATAAACTACCATTTGCCTTTGCCTGTATGAAATATGGACCGCGTGAAATGCAACGATACCATTAATCGGTCTGGAAACTTCTACTATTTCAAAAGGCTGAATATCTCCAGATTCATCATGAGTCACAGCAATAAATCGACCGCATGTTATTTTGTTATAATTAACTCCACTTACAGGGTAAGAAAAATCACACTCATATATGCCGTTCCGTTCTTCATAAACTACACATGATAGGCAGTCCCTTAATCGGCATATCCCATTGCTGGCAAAAGCCTCTTCATTTGATTCATATAGAATGGGAATCATTCTGTTCTCCTTATACCTTCCACCATCTCGGTGTTATTTCTACATTAGAAATAGTATTGTCATATGATATTGTATTATCTCCAGGATAAATAACAGGGAGCTCTCCGCCAAGATTAATAAAGTTATTAAGAGCAACGACATTTCCATCATATAGTTTATATGCTTCTCCAATGTCTAAGTCTATATAAACATCACCTGTTAGTGTATTTATAGACGAATCAGCAGTTGCCGAAAAGTTGCTTCTTGAGTACCTCGCTCTATCTGCAAGGTACGTAAATGCAGGAACTAACCACCTGACTATAATAGTATCTGTGCCATTATATACAAACTGAACAGCGTAAGTTCTAGTTTCAGTTTGATTATTTGCATATGATACTGTTATATCTACTGTTTTTGTGACCGTTTCAGCAGTTCCCGCTGCAAATACGGCATCTAGTGATTTAATTTCTAAATTTATTTGTGTGGAGCTATGTTGGATTTTTGCCGATAATCCATCCTCATTTTCAGCAATAGCTCCGCGAATTTGAGTTGAAGTCCAGCGTAATGCAAAGTTTGCTGCGGCTCCTTTTAGTATTATAGGATCGCCATTATTATACCCATTAGTATTTAAGATGGTAACTATTTCACATGGGAAATAATTATCAGAAACAACCTCTCGAGATCTAATCCTAAGGTCTATTAAACCTATAAGCGTATTTAATACTTGTATCCTTTGATTGCCAATAAGGATTTCTCCGTCAGCATTTGCATTAAACTTAATCAATGGACGAGATTCAAAAAGTGTAGGGTTTGTTAATACACTGTTATTGTCTATGCTTATGGCTTCATCTCCACTAATTAAAAATCTTTGCGGTTTACAGTTGAATATCAGATTAATTCTTGAGGCTCTGTCGTTGTATAATACAGGTTTTACTTCTAAACCGTCTATCAAAGAGGCTAGTCTGTATTCATCAGGATGAAAAGAATCGGTTAAGCGCTGATATCCTTTTCTTGAACCAATGGCATTTCTGAAAAGATCTATCGCTTCTATGAACTCCTCCTTTGATAATTCTTGATTGAATGCCGGGTATATTACAGATATGTTTTTATATCTACCCTGATCAAGTATATAGTCTCCATTTCTTCCAGGTATATTAACAATTTTTACATCTCGCGCCGGAGCATTGAACACGCCTTCCCCGGAGATATATATGCCGTAATCCGAGCTTTTTATTCCGCCAAATTCGAGATAGTTTATCATCCCCAAGCAAGCCTCCTTCTGTTCTCTGTTTCTATTAGCTCCCTTTTTATTTTCTGAACCAATGTCTCTTCATCCATTCCCTGAGAGGCGTATACATTGATTACTATTGGTTCTCTGGCAGCGCCTGCTATTTTATCAATAGCGTTCTCCATCGAACTCATAGCCATATCTCCGTTATTCAGTCTCATTCTTTGTGCTGAAGTTTCAAATGCTATATCACTCGTTATGCTTCCGGTAGTCAGGTCTACTATATCGTCCATTGCCCCGGTTATTATTTTTGCATTATCCTCGATTCCAGTTGCTATACCTGCCGGGATCCATTGGCCGACCTCTTCAGCAAATACTCTTGAAGGCGAACCTATGCCAAGAAAGCTCTTAACTGCACTTAACGCACTTGAAGCTAAACTCATAAGCATATCCTTAATTAGGCTGCCTGCATTCCTTATTCCGTTGACGATACCGTTAATGATATCTTTACCAAGCTGCAGCCAGTTGATACCCTTTACTACTTCAACAGCCTTTTTGCCTATACCTTTCAGTATATCCGGAAGATGTGTTATAAGTGCTTTAAGGCCATTTCCAATAAAGGTGATTATCTGCTTACCAAGGCCCAGCCAGTTTACAGCCTGCACTACACTGATTATTGCCGTCAGTATATTGCCCAGATTGTTCATTATCTCATGGCGGTTATCCCAAAGTCCCTTAGCCAGATTAACTATCATCGTCAGGCCAGCTTTAATAAGCTTCGGAATATTCTCATTTACAAGGTCCGCAATATTAGTTATGATCAGCGGAATGTTTGCCAGTAGATCCGGTATGCTTGCTATTATGCCGTTTATGACGCCGCCAAGCAGAGTGATTCCTGCATCTATAAAGTCTCCTACGCTTTCCTTAAGACGCTGAGTAAATTCCAAGATCCTCGGAAGCAAATCTGCCATCATCTCCGGGATCTGTATCGCTACGTTCTGAGCTGTATCTTTCAGTACATGAGCTGCAGCTTCTATAAGATTCGGAACCAGACCTGTCAGCATATTAACTACTGCAGTAAGGATCTGAGGCCCGCTGGTAAGTATCACATTTACCAGTTCACTTACGGTAGTATAGAAACTGCCCACAAGCCCTGAGAACTTGAAACCGCTGAAAATCGTGGATATGTTCTCCAGCGCACCTTTAAGAAGTGTTGGAATATTCTGTATCACATTCCCTACTAATCTGATAGCATTTGTGGAGAACGACAGCACTGAACTGGTAAGCGCTTTCAGCGCCGGTCCTATGTCTTCTCCAAACGCAACGCTTCCCATAAGGTTCTTCGCTGCAGCTTTCATCATTCCAAGAGATCCGCTGAAAGTCGTAGCTGCTTCTGCTGCAGTGGTGCCTGTGACATTTAATTCTCCCTGGATCACATGGATAGCTTCATATACGTCAGCCAGGTTGTCGATGTTATATTCAACGCCGCTTATTTTCTGAGCATTTTCAAGCAGACGTTCCATCTCCTGCTTTGTGCCACCATAGCCCAATTTGAGATTATCAAGCATAGTGTAGTTCTGTTTTGCAAAGCCCTGGTAGGCATTTTGGATCGAGCCAATGTCTGTGCCGAATCGATTGGCGTTATCAGACATGTCGCGGAATGCAAGGTCGGCAATGTCTGCGGCCTTTTCCGTATCTTTGCCGGTGCTCTCTAAAAGTGCCGCAGCAAATGACGTGACACCTTCCATATACTCGTTGGCGCTTACGCCTGCAGTAGCAAATGCGGCTTTCGCATTAGCCTGAACCTTTTTAGCTGTCTCTTCTCCAAATATGGCTTCGACACCACCAAGGGACTGCTCTAATCTGGCACCTTCCATTATGGTGTCTTTAAGGACCTTGCCAATACCTGCTGCGATTATTATGTTTTTAATGCCTTTTATAAGATTCTTTCCTATGCCTTCTCCGGCACTACTCCCGACACCGCTCAGTTCTTCGTTGAGCAGATTGCCGGTGCTCTTACCTATGCCTTTTGCCGACGGCATGATCTGCACATATGCATTGCCTAATTCTGTTGCCATGATTTACTCTCCAAAAAACCTCTGACGCGCAGCTTCAAACGAATCCACATCCGCAAAGGCTTCTATGTTTTTCTTTTCCGTATTTACCAACAGGCTGTCAGTAATCATCTGAGGCCTGTTTCTGCCTTTTTGAGCATCTTTTGTCTTTGCCCATACCAGAAGACTTAACCGGTCTGTTATAGCAGCCAGAAGTAATGTTTCCATGCTGCACTTCTGCCCCGTCAGCCTCCTTATACTTCTGCTTTTCTCCGAGAGTCCTGCTGCAAGTGTAGCTGCCAGCTTTACAGGTACCCCTCTCCAATCCAGTATGTGATACACTTCGGCAAAATCACATATAAGGTCCTCCTCACCAGCTGCTACCATGCTGGCAAGGATGATCAGTTTTTTACTTCTTCAGATGCGAAGTCAAGTATTTCCTTAACTTCTTTCATTACCTTGCTTGCACTTACTCTGCCGGTTTTTTCACTGCGGCAATGATTGTACAAGGCTATTTTCTGTTCCTTTCCCAATAGCGCGATTATGCACTTCGGAAGAGCTTTCATGTCACCGTCATCTAAATCTATAAAACCCTCCAGGAGCTCCATATCATCTCTTACGTCCTCATCTATTTTGAATGCGAATCCGCTTTTGGTTTTGCCTTCCGTCATATTTTCCTCCTTACCGTGAAATAAGGCCGGCACCGTTATCTCGGCGTCGGCCATATTATTACTGTTCCTTGAAATACTCATGATGTGTATTCCCATTGCTGTCGGATTTAGCAGAAATAGTGCAGCCATATCCGATTGCGTTGCTGTCATCGTAAGTGACTTCTTCGATCTCCGTGATCTTGCCCTGGGGAATCACAGTCCTCTTCAGAACCCCTCCATTCAGGATCATTTCAATGATCCAGGCTGCAGTTTCGAGTTCTTTGGAGTTTTCATGAACTGTAAGTCCTGTCGAAAGAGTTCCGGATACGTTTGTATCTCCATGTACAGCTTTGAGAACTTCAGGATTCATTGCCTCTATAAAGGTCATCTTGAAGTCGTCAATTTTCTCTGTCTGGGTCTCAAGCACAGGATCTCCGCCCCATGCTCTGATGACCTCTACCGTTCTGGATATGTCATTCTTGACTCCGTCTTCAGAGATATATCCCATGCAAACAAATGCTTCGTTAAGAGCCGTAGTCGCATCTGTAGGAACTGTCGTTCCGAGAGGGGCTCTGAACACCGCACCGCCTACTTTGGGCTTTCCCGCTGACACATAGGAGGAATTGTTTGTGTTTGTGTTAGTGTTATTATCAGGCATCTTTTACTCCTTTCAGTAATGAGTGACATCGTATACCGCCTGATAGCGGTATCTCTTCTTTTCTGTGTCTGTATAATTGTAATCGGAGTTAAGCTGTGATCTTGAGATCTCCGTAAGAAGTATAAGATCATCCATTGCTGCTTTCACCTCTTCATTGATCTCAGCAGCCCTGAAAAGGGTGTTCCCGAAACTCTGAAGTGCAAAAGTAGCCTTAGTGATATGATCAGTCCTTCCGGCACCCAGTTTCTCCAAAACTACGAACTCCCCGATATCTTTTTCCGGGCGCTCCATATATACCGGCACATCCAGATTTTGATTTAAATATTCTAATATGACAGTTTCGATCATACTCTCACCGCCTTAAGAAGTGTGTTGTTTTCCAGGTTGTCTTTGACAGCCTTCGGTGTTACTGCACTTACCCGCGCGTTCACACGGGTTTTGCCCGGGCTATGCGTGGATACTTCATATCCGTCTCCTGCTCGTCCTTGTATATCGTTTGCATGTTTCTGACATACGTTCAACATCTCCTGAGACTGCAGCAGTTCCCGCACACCTTTGGGATTAAGTTTGAATTTCACTTTAGCCATAGCGTTCCACCAATACTTTCTTATTCCACGAAAGGGGGATGAGATCCTCAATTCCTTCCTGAGGGAAGCCTATCGTCTTCCACGTCTCTCCGAAGAACTTCACTTCAGTGTCTTTCCACTTATGAGAATCCCCCTTCGGTATGCCGAGGGTATAGACTGCCTTTTTCCCTGTCAGATTAAGGATATCCAGAGCGTCAGTGGATGAGACCGGTGCTACCAGTACATTATCCACATTGATCCATTCGTTATCGTAGACAGGAGCATTGAAAGCGTCCTTTCCTGTTTCAGTTTTC